TTCAATACCTACTGAAATACCTACTGAAATACCTACTGAAATGCCTACTTCACCTGATTCTTCTCTTCAGCAACCTAGTGAGTCTGATGAGAAATTTGAACAGCGATATAAGACTCTTCAAGGTATCCATAAACATGACCGTGAGGTTTGGGAAACAGAACGTGCGGCGCTTCTTTTGCAACTTGAAGAGAGTAAGAAACCTGAGATTCCAACTCAAACATCTTCTGTTGCTGCTGAAGCCTTTGTTGACTCTCTTACTGATGAACAGAAGGAGCAATTAAAGGAATATGAGCGGGATTTTGATGTGGTTTCCAGGATGGAAGGAATTAAACGAAGTATGGAGCTGGCGAAGCTACGTAAGGAGATTGCTGATTGGAAGACAGAAGTTACTAATCAACTTACTGAACAGGCAACCCAGTTTACTTCCCAAATTGCCCCAGCTATTGCATTAGCAGAGGAAAGTGATGAGGAAGCCCATTTTGATTTGATTCGGAATGGTTATGAACTGGAAAATGGAACTTTTGTTCCAGGTCATAATGATTTTGAGAAGTATCGTGATGATGGTTCTCTTCTGGCTTGGATTGAATCTAAGCCGAAATATCTTCAGTCGTCTCTCAGGGAAACTTATTCCAAGGGTACGGCGACGGATGTGATAGACCTTATCTCGGACTTCAAACGTGAGAATAACATACCCTTAACCTTTCAAACTTTAGCTTCTCAAACCACGCCTGATAATATTGTTCCGTTGACTTCTGCTAAGGCAGCTCGAAAACAAGCTCTTACAACTGTAACTACTCGGCGTGGAGCTGTTAATACTGGAGGCGCCTTTGCCGGTGATTATGAGTCTGCGTGGGATGAAGCTAATGCAAAACAAGGAGGATAAAATATGGCAATGACAGTAAATGGAGATATCTCTCCTAGAACAGCTGCTTATGTCCAGGTAGACTTGCTTAAACGAGCAATGCCTTATCTATGTCTGGAAAAGTTCGGGCAAGCTCGCTCACTTCCCAGTAACAAGACAATGTCTACAGTCTTTAGGCGTTACAACTCTCTTGGGCTTCGGCTTACCCCTTTGACCGAAGGAGTTACCCCGGCCTCTGAGAAACTGACTGCGACAGACATTTCCGCAACTTTATCGCAATATGGTGGGTTGGTAGAAATTACAGATGTTATTCAGGATACCCATGAAGATCCCGTACTTCAGGAAGCTATTGCAGTTTCCGGTGAGCAGGCGGCAAGGACAGTTGAGACTCTTAGATATAATGTATTAAAGGCGTGTCTTAACGTATTCTATACTAACTCTGTAGCCGGACGTGCTAATGTCGAAGCTGTTATTACTCGTGCAGATCAAAGAAGTATCGTCCGTGCTCTTGAACGCCAGGAAGCTCAGTTCATAACCTCGATTGTAAAATCTACCCCGTCTTTCAATACGGAATCTATCTTACCTGCTTATGTTGGTATAACCCATGTGGATATGACCAGTGATATTCGTGGTCTGACGGGGTTTACTTCCGTAGCGGATTACGGAAAGATTAGTGCATGGGAGACTGAGATTGGCGCTTGTGAGGATTGTAGGTACATTAAGTCCACTATCTTTACGCCTTATGCAGATGCCGGATCAACAACTACTTCAGGCAAAATTACAACTGCCGGTACTGCTTGTGATGTCTATCCCGTTATGTACTTTGGGAAAGATGCTTATGGAATGATAGCGTTGAAAGGTAAGTATGCTATTACCCCTATAGTTATTAACCCCGTACCTAGTAAGTCTGATCCATTAGGGCAGAGAGGTTCGGTAGCATGGAAAACTATGCAGACTACCGTAATCTTGAATGATGCGTGGATGTCTGTCCTTGAGGCGGCTGCATCTGAGTAAAATTTTCTCTTGATATTTAGCTGGTTAGTCCTGCGAAAAACTTAAATGTTAAGGACTATAAAAGTAACTGAATTCAAGGGGAGTGAAAGACTTTGTAACCTGATCATCCCAGCCGGGTTGCCTTTTCATCTCATTAGTCTGGGACTACACTACTCTAAGTCCTACTTAGAGCTTAAAATTTTGCCTGAGTGCTTGGAGTTAAATTTAGGAGGATAACATGGCTTATAAAAGATTTGACGATCCGAATCCCAAAGTAGATCAGTCTGGAAGAAAGGTTTATGCAATTCCATCTGAGGTGGTAAGGCTGGCCTTGCAAAGTATTTCGAACCGAGTGATTGGTGGAAGTAATGGTACGCAGGGTCCTCTTATCGTAGCTGGTTGCGGTGATGGCGGAACAGGTGGATGTAAAATTGCTAATGCGCTTACAGTAGTTATTAATGGCGTACAAAATTCCGTTATTGCTCAGGATAACCTTAGGATGCCTGCCGGCACTCAGGGGAAAAACACTGTAGCTAAGTATCTTATTTCCACTGGCGCTGGTACGTCCGGTACTGTTACCGGCCCTGGTAATGTAGTTAGTAAAGCCGACTATACTACAATTGCGTCGGCAGAAGCAGCGGCAAAGCTTCCAGACCTTCCCGATAGTCACTGTGCTCTAGGTTATCTAACGCTTAATGCACCGACGTTGCTTGATGTAGTTATGAATGCGGCAGCGTTTGGTGGAACTCAGGGAACTTCGGCATATACAGATTTAGTGTGTATGCCGTATGATGCTTAACCTGGTTTTTCATTACATGGGAGTAAGAATGACTTTCCCTTTTAACTCCTTTTAAATATTCTTACTCCCATAGTCCTACGGACGGTCAAAACTTACTAAAATTTGGAGGAATATATGGCAAGCAAATCAGATCGAGAAAGACATCCCCAGAAGTATTTTATGAATCCATCTGGTCACGTACGTGATCGTATTATTATCCATGAGTCTCTAGACATTCCTAAAGAAGGGATATTTATTTCTCTTAATGGTTATCCTTTTCTGGCTAAGCCTGGAGAACCTATTGATCTTCCTCGTCCCGTTCGCCTTATGCTGGATACTAGAATAAAGACAGAAACGATTCAGGATGAAGATGGTAAGGACTACAGTCGTGATATACCTAGAATTACTTATACGCTGGTAAAAGAAGGGGTAAATCTTCCTGGTCCTACGGACGGTCAAAAACCTATTGCAATTGCTGTTTCAAAACCTCCAGAACCGGCGTTTTAACCTGTTCTGTTTTGGGATGGCTTTGTCCTGGGACGGCTTAGATAGGAAGAGGAGATAATAGATGACTGGACAGGAATTGGTTACTCATTTGCGTGAAAGTATTCTGAATGACGTAGAAATTCCTTACTTATGGAAAGATTCGGAACTTCTGCGTTACCTGAACTATGCTGAGGTTCAAGCATGTCGTCGTGCTCTTCTTATTATTGACGGTACGACAGAAAATGATTGGGGAACAAGTGGGACTCAAGGTACTTTAGGGCAGAAACCTCTTTGTACACTTTCTATAATTGCCAATCAGGCAACCTACGATCTTTCTCCTAAAATCCTCCAAATTAAGCGATGTCAGCTTAAGTCTATGACCTACCCACTTGCTGGTCCTATATCTTACCCTGAATTAGACGATCTTATGTCGGGATGGATAGGTACTTCAGGAACAGTAGGCACAGCAGGTTCTGGTGGATATCCGACTTATTTTCTTTCAGAACCCGGTAATACCATAACCTTTATCAAGGCTCCTTCTATAGATGATACTGCCTCTCTTGTTGTTTCCCGTATTCCTCTTATTCCTTTTACTCTTTTAACGTCACCGGAGATTGCAGAAAGACATCATGAAGGGCTTATGGACTGGGCAGCGCATCTTGCTTATATGAAGGCTGATTCTGATGCCTTAAACTTAGACTTGGCCAAATTGTATGAAAATAGATTTATTCAGCAGTTTGGCCCTTTACCGGATGCCTATTCAGAACGAATGCGTAAGATTTTTTCTCAGCAAGGACGTATGAGGTCAAGGGTCTTCGGGTCTTAGTCCTGCGGACGGCTTAGTTTGAGGATAGTTCTAACCTTGCTGTATTACACATTTCCCTCATGTAGTAGGAGAGTTAGATATGGCATTCAAACGATTCTCTTTAATCAGGGGTGATTCGGATAATTATGGGGTAATATTCAAACGAAAAGACGGTACTCTATATAATATCAAAAACTGGACAGTCTTTTTCACCTTAAAGAAGAATGTTGACCTTCCAGATTCTCAAGCATCCCTGCAGAAAATAATCACTACTTTTTCTGATACCACATCCGGTACTTCGGGTAGTGCAAACATTTCAATTATCCCCACAGATACAATAGACCTTGATTTAGGAGAATACTTTTTTGATATTGCAGTTTGTACTACTCCTGATAGTGAAAGTTTCACGGTTTTAAGGGGGAAGATCTTGCTTGAGTGGGATGCGACAAGAACTATTGGAACGGCGGGGACGGGATAATGGGTCAAGATATTATAGCAACGATAGAATCCGGTAAGACTATTGAGGTTATATTTGGAGTAGGACCTTCAGGTACATCTGGTACTTCAGGCTCGTCCGGCTCTACGGGTTCTGCCGGCACAAGTGGCATTTCGGGTACATCAGGAACGTCAGGGACTTCTGTCACATCAGGATCGTCAGGTACGTCTGGAGAAACCGGTACATCCGGAACTTCCGGGACATCTGGGATAGCAGGTTCAGCTGGAACATCTGGGTCATCAGGTTCATCTTCTACTGATGGTACAAGTGGGTCATCAGGATCATCAGGAACATCAGGTAGTTCAGGAACATCAGGTTCGTCGGGTACGTCAGGGACTTCCGGCACATCAGGATCGTCAGGATCGTCTGGTACAAGTGGAACTTCTGGACTTACAGGAACATCAGGCACATCAGGCACGAGCGGGTCCAGGGGCAGTACAGGTTCGGCAGGAACATCAGGTTCATCAGGTTTATCGGGCAGTTCTGGGACATCCGGTTTAGCAGGTTCTTCCGGATCATCTGGAGTATCGGGTACATCAGGCACGTCCGGCATATCGGGAACAAGTGGTACTTCAGGAATAGCTGGAGCGACAGGTAGTTCAGGCACGAGCGGTACATCGGGTACAAGCGGGATTGATGGGATAGCAGGCACATCTGGAACGTCTGGAACGTCTGGTAATACCGGTTCAGCAGGAACTTCCGGGTCATCAGGAACGAGCGGATCGTTGGGTAGTGCGGGTTCAGCAGGTACGTCGGGAACTTCAGGTAGTAGTGGGGAAACCGGTACGTCTGGTAGTAGTGGAACTTCGGGTAATAGCGGCTCTTCTGGGTCAAGTGGAAGTTCAGGAACTTCAGGCATTCAAGGTGATGCCGGCACAAGTGGCACATCAGGGACTTCGGGTTTACCGGGTTCTTCAGGTACAAGCGGAAGCGGAACAAGTGGTTCAAGCGGGACTTCCGGTGCGACAGGTAGTTCAGGGACTTCCGGCAGCAGTGGTAATTCTGGTAGTTCAGGAACTTCCGGTTCTTCCGGCAATAGTGGTTCATCCGGCACGTCCGGTTCAAGTGGTTCATCGGGTTCAAGTGGACTTGCAGGGTCATCTGGTACTTCGGGTCTTACTGGTACTTCGGGTACGTCCGGGACATCTGGTGTAGCGGGTACAAGTGGCACTTCCGGTAGTTCGGGTTCAACAGGTACCCACGGTACAAGTGGATCTACGGGTTCCGCCGGCAGTTCTGGAACGTCGGGGAGTAGTGGAATATCAGGAGAGGCTGGTACAAGTGGTACTTCGGGTTCAAGTGGTAGTAGTGGTAGTAGCGGTACATCAGGCACAAGTGGATCGGTAGGGTCTGCTGGTACTCATGGAACATCAGGAACAAGTGGATTATCGGGAACCAGTGGGTCGTCTGGTAATTCCGGATCATCGGGAAGTTCTGGAACATCTGGTAGTTCAGGAATTGCGGGATCATCTGGTACGTCGGGTACGTCTGGAGAAATTGGTGAAGCAGGTTCATCGGGCACATCTGGGACATCCGGCACTTCCGGGATAGATGGTGAGTCAGGCACTTCGGGTACGTCTGGCATTTCAGGGGTAGATGGTGAGTCAGGAACTTCTGGGACATCAGGAGTATCAGGTTCGTCTGGGACATCTGGTTCAT